ATGGGCGATTTCAGTTACTTACACATAACAGGCGTGAATGACCTGCCCGGCTATCATGCCGCAGCAGCGTTCACTACCAAGAGCAGCGAAGTTTTCAAGGAGACGGAGGAGATTTCACCGCGCCATGTGAGCGACAAGGTGAGCTATATGCCTTGGGGAGCGGACGACCAAATGCCGTATGACATTATCAATCTGATTGAGAGTGATGAAACATTGAGCACCTGCCAGATGTTCAATGCGGAGGTGTGCTATGGGAGCGGTTTGGTGTACCAAACTGATGAATGGTGCAAACGGAAAGTGGTGAATGAGGTGGAGGAGTTTTTCCTCGACAATGACATGGCGAGTTATTTCCTCGGTGTTTGCCAGGACTTCAAACACTTTGGCTTTGCAGTGAGTGTGATCATTCTCAATGAACAAGGCAACAAGGTGGTGAGGGTGCTGCGCAAGGAGGCTTGCTATGTGCGCTTTGCGCCTGCAAACAAGGAGGGCGTGATACCACAAGTGTTGTACGCGAATTGGCGCAACTCGGTGCGGGCGGAACAGGTGGAGGTCATTCCACTGCTCAATCCGCAAAGTCCTTGGACGGACTTGCAGGCACAGGTGAAGAAGGGCAAACGCAAGTTTGCCGTGGTCAGCCGTGTGCCGACGCCTGACAGCACGTATTATCCCATTCCTTATTATGCCTCGCTCTTCAAGGGCAAGTGGTACAATATCAAGCAACTCATCGGGGTGGCGAAGGAGGCAAAACTGAAAAACTCTGCACCTATCAAGTACCACATTGAGATTGCCAAATCGTTTTGGAGCAACATTTTCAAGGCGGAGGGCATTACAGACCGTGTGAAGCAACAGGAACGCGTGAATGAGGAAAAGGATAACATCATCAATTTCCTCACGGGCATGGAGAACTCGGGCAAGGTGCTTTTCTCGGAATTTTATGTGTCTCCCAATGGGGAGGAACAGCATGATGTGGTGATCAACAAGATTGAGACGGACAAGGAGGGTGGCGACTGGGCTACGGACATCATTGAGGCGGTGAACATGATGTGCTTTACCATGCGTGTGCACTCAAACCTTGTGGGTTCTGTGCCGGGCAAATCACAAACGAATAATTCGGGCAGCGACAAGCGCGAGCTTTATACGATTGCACAAGCCCTGCAAAAGCCGTATCACGACCTTTTGTTTAATGTACACCGACTGATTATAAGGTTTAACAGGTGGGACGGGGCTTATCCCGACTGCCCGTTTATCCAGCTTACCACGTTGGACGAGAACCGAGATGCAAAAGCCGTTAGTGTGGATCCTAAATCTGATGAACAATGAGCCAATTGATACCTAACAACGAGGTCCTTCTAAAGTTCGTTCCGAACGTTTTGAAGTCTGTGCAAGGCGAAACCTTGCTCTTTGATAAAATTGCTCCGCACTTGGAAGTGGCAGAAGCGTGGCTCACGACCACGTTCCTTTCTGAGGCAGTCCTTACGGAACTGCCCACTCGCGATGCCAACAACAAGTTGTTGCATTACGCACGTATGGCAGTGGTGGCAGAAGCCATGCTCCATGCCGTGCCACAGTTGGATTTGGTGCTTACACCCAATGGCTTTGGTGTTGTTTCAAACACCAATATAGCCCCTGCCAGCAAGGAGCGCGTGGAACGCTTGCTCCTGTCGTTGGAGAAAATGCGTGACGACACAACTTCCGTATTGTTGCCGTTACTGACGCAGGAAACGGCATAGGCGACAAGCGACCCATGCCAATACTTCGTGCAGACGCTTTACCCGTGGTTGGATCTGCCTCGGAAACTCGGCAGCACCGACCACTCTTGGCAGCGTTATCAGGAACTGCATTCTAAACTCATCGCCATCGAGGAACGATTGGCGCATGATTTCTTCTCCTGTGAACTCTTGGCGACTTTGCGCCAAGCAGAGTTGTTGGGCAAATGGGGCGAGACCCCATCTGCACCACACTACAAGCGTGCTTGGAGGCATATCTTTGCCATTGTACTATATATGTTACGGGAAGAAGGAGAAGTCCCCATATCATCTTGCATTGAGGTCGTGAACGCCCTCCGCAATGCTCCCGATGGCATTTTTGAGGAATGGAAGCAGTCGGAAACCGCTGCGCTCTTTGAAAATCATGGGTACAAGAATGATAAAAGAAAAGGTGGGTATTGGTTCTAACTTGTCTTTTCTCCCGATTCAATGCTTCCATACTTTCGCGGTATGGAAGCATTTTCTATATCCCTGCCCAAGTCATGGTCGGAACTGTCCGACCAGCAATTGCTGTTTTTCTTCCGACAAGTCGCACGCGATTTGCCGATGAACGAGGTGTTAGCCCTTTGCGTCTGCAAATGGGCTGAAATTGTTGTGCTTTGTCATGCAGACAAACACTCCTGTTTGGTCAAGGACAGAAAAAGCAAACACCAAGTGGTGCTTGCCGATTGGCAAGTCACCTTTGCTGCGCGACAACTCGCATTCTTGGAGAACTTTGCTCTCATGCCTGTGCGCATTGCAGTCATTGGCGGTGCATCGGCAGTCGCTGCCGATTTGCAAGCCGTTCCCTTTGAGGATTATCTCGCTTGCGAGAACTATTACCAGGGTTTTCTGCACACGCAAAATATGGAATGCCTTGCGGAGATGGCGCATTTGCTTTATCCGAAACTTTCGGACAAAGCTTGTTTGGAGAAAGCAGAACTGCTTTCTGTATTCTATTGGTTCGCTTCTGTCAAAGCGAACTTCACCCGTATGTTCCCACATTTCTTCACCAACATACCCCAAGAGAAAAGCAATCTCTTGGGGCGTGCTGATTTGGGTGTCGGAGAGGAATTCCGACAGGCGATGAACGCACAAATACGTGCGCTCACTGGAGGGGACATCACCAAGGAGGCAGCCATTCTGCAAATGGACTGCTGGCGTGCCTTGACGGAACTTGATGCCAAGGCACAAGAAGCACAAGAACTGCGTAACCAACTTAAATAAACTGCTATGAAACCTGCAAATACGCTCAATTGGAATGCTACGGCATTCTTTCAAGATTTGGTTACACGCAACAAGTTTGCCACCGCACAAGGCTTTTCTTTCTGCCGTGTGTCGGGTTTGGAAGGCTTTGAAGAGGCACTGCAAGCCATGCAAAGCACCACGGCTTTTGTCTGCGTGAGCTACATGAGCCAGGGCTATATCGCACTCGCCAACACCCCACGCACAAGGCGCGTGAAAACCATCTTCCTTGCCATGCGCCATGCCATAGATGACATGGAGGCAAGGCTTGCTTGCATGGAAACACTCAGAGAAGTGTTCCGCCAATTCATGAGCCAACTCATTCTTGAACGGACACGATTAGAACAATCGTGCATTTACCTCGATGAACGCATCACGTTCAACGAGATGAACGAGTATTTCTTTTCGGGCTGCGCTTGTGCCTACTTCCAAATTGCCGTGGACACGTTTACGGATTTAAGATTCAATGCCGATGAGTGGGAATGACCAAGAACAAGCCGCATTAAAGGAACGCGAAAAGTTTGTCTCTGCGTTTAACGAAACCATGCTCAAAATATGGAAAGAGCAAATGACCTTGCTCGATGTGATAGACACAGGTGCCTTGCTCGCTTCGCCCAAGTCGTTACCGATCCGTGCCGATGGGCGGTTCATAGAACTCGGACTCAGCCAGTCTTTTTTAGAGTATGGACTTTGGCAGAACTTTGGTACGGGTAAGGAAATCCCCCGTGGCAACAATGGGGACATCGGCAGGGAGCGCAAGCGCAAGAAAAAACCTTGGTTTTCGCGCAAGTATTACGCTTCAGTCATGAACCTCCGCGACTTTCTTGCTGACAACATGGCCAAGGAGTTTGTGGGCGTAGTTGCCCAATCTCTTGACGACAAGTATTTACGTTATAATCACTAAGACTTATGGCTAACAACCTATCCAATCAAATACAAGCTTTCCGTTCAGTAAACACGGAAGCGAGTATAACCCCCGAAAGTCTCGGAGTGGTGTTGCAGTCAATGGCGGATGTCATTACACAGAATGAGGAGAGCGCAGAAACTAGCAAAGGAACTATCCTCACTTTGCAGCAGTCCGTCAAGACGAACGCGACAAATATTAAGTCACTGCAAACTTGGCAGAAACCTATCAGTTCTGCGGGCAATGTGATTGCCCACTTCAAGTTGGGCGAGGTGAACAAGGTGAGTGTGGCATTTTCTGCCACGCTCCTGAACATGGTCACGGGGAAACTGAAAAGCATTGACAATGCTTTTGCCCTCCCTGCCGCCACCTCTTCGAGTGCGGGCGTGATGACCGCTGCACAGGTGCAGCAGCTCAACAAGTATTATGACCACGTCTGCACCATCGACAAGGCGGTGTCCGCTGTCACAGACACCATCGCCACTTCCCTTTCTTATACAAGCAGTTCGCGCGTGTTAGCGGCAAGCAATGCCGCAGGCACGCAGCTGTTCAGCGTCACATTGCCTATGGCTACGGCAACCATGCCGGGATTGACCACTACACGTGCCGTGACCGATGTGCAGAAGGCTTTGAACACGCGCGTCAAGGAGTTGGGCAATTTCTTGGAAGAGACAGCAGCGCTCAATGCCTTGCGCGGCCCCTCAGTTTCGGGCAATGCCGAAATCGTGGTGGCGCACCTCACGTACCAGAAGCACATGAGCATCACGCTCATTCAAAATATCGAGAATGACTACTGCCGACAAATCATATTCAACCATGCCAAGGTGTTCCAGCGTGCCATCTACTTTACGGGCAGCGACCGCAAGACGATAAGCTATGCCGAGGACTGGGGCTGTCTGTTCCCTGACCGCATGGCATGGGACGTGAACACGAACAAGTACGTGCTCTCGCAGTTTGGCATGAAGTTCAATGCGCTTTACACGGACGCCATTCCGTTGGCCACGGCTGAAACGGACGGACTGATGTCCAAGGAAGATAAGCAACGGCTTACCACGATTGAGAATAAGCTGGACGCGCTCTTAGGCGTCAGCCATTAAACACATAAATTCATAAACTTATAAACTCATATATCATGCCCAAACCAAAAGTTAGCATTCAGTTTTGGTCCGCCCTCGCCATGCTCGTAGGCGGCTATGCCCTTGCTGTCGCAGGGTTCATCACACCGCCCAAAGGCGAAATCTCCGATTCCGTCCTGTGGATTTTCTCACAATGTCTCATCTATGCTGGCTCAATCTTCGGAGTAAGCATTTACTATGGACGCAAGGTCACACAGTTTGAAGGCAAGATCATGCAAACGCTTGACAAGGCTATCAAGGACGAGGAGCAGAAACTCAACTCGCAACCTCAAAAGCCCACCCAAGCGCAGCCTTAAACACATTAAACTTATCAAACTCCTGAACTATGCGACGCATCACTGAAATTATCATTCATTGCTCGGCCACTCCCGAAGGCAAGGACTTCACGGTGGAAGACATTCGTCGTTGGCACTTGGCACGCAAGTTTGCCGACATAGGTTATCACTATGTCGTCTATCGTGACGGCAGCGTCCACAAGGGACGTGCCGAGAACATAGCTGGCGCCCATTGCCTGGGGCATAATGCCAACAGCATTGGCATCTGCTATATTGGTGGTGTGGCCAAGGACGGAAAAACGCCCAAGGACACACGCACGCCACAACAGAAGCAGGCACTTCGCCAACTCGTGCAGCAGCTTCAGTTCGTTTATCCCCATGCAACTGTGCATGGGCATAATGAGTTTGCGGCAAAGGCTTGCCCATCATTCAATGTGCAGAAAGACCTATGAAAGCCAGTCTCTTTCCCATAATCATGTGGCTGTGCCTACTCACTTCGTGCCGCAGTACGCACAAAGTCACAAGCACGAACACGTTTGCCACGGACTCCGCTGTACAAGTGCAGCGGCATCAGTGGCAAACGTCACGCATTGATTCGGTGTGGCGGCACACCGAACTTTTGTTCGACAGCTGCATCGTGAACTTCGGGGTTGGAGCAGAGACTCCAACTATCGAAGTTCCCCATACGCTGCAAGGTGCTTCTAACGCCAAGGCGCAAAGGACTTCCCGGCAAAAGCCGCAATCCATTCGTATCTATGGCGCACACCTTTCGTCAAGCCGAAAGGAGAGCACCAAGACAGAGGCAAGGGAGGAAGACAGCCTCGCTGCGACTCGGCAATCTTCCACCAACATGGTTCAGCAGAGGGAGTCCATGGCGAGACCATGGACTTTTCCTGTCAAGTTAATCTTGACCTTGGTATTCCTTGCAGCCTTGGCTGCCTTTTGGTGGTGCCATCGTCGGGACTCCGATGCTTGAAAGTTTTGTATCGAAGCAAGACTTCGCTCTATCGTCTTGTAGCTTTGCTCTGTTTCTTTTAATGGGCTAAACACCTTTTCGTGCCTCAAAGGAGATTAGCCCACGTTTTAGCGGAAAGGCTTTTCAGAGTTCAAAGCCATTCCGTTCAAGCCCAATCCACCCTTTCATGCTTCAAGGGAGGTTGGGCTTCTTTCATGTGCGGACCTACTTTTCATGCTTCAAAGTCAGTCCGTCAAGCTCACATCACCTTTCTCGTACCTCGAAAGAAGATGCAGACTCTATTGTTGGCGGACAGGCTACGTACCTCGCCAGTCCGTTTTACCGCACAGTGTGGCTTTTTTAGGCAAAGGCAACAAAGCGTGTTGTCGTGCTATGGCGGACAAGTCCGCTAAAACACGACAACACACTTTTTATGCCCGTCAGCGGTCGTCTGAGTACGTGCCTTCAAGTGCCTAACACTATGGCAGATTAACATCTGCTAAAGTGTTAGGCATTTTTCGGCACGCACACAGACGGATTACCGCCCGTTCGCGGTGGCGCGGGCGGTGGTCGGTCGAGACCTCCAAGGTGTAAAATTTTCCCTTGAAAGGTAGGTATTTTGGAGGCTATCAGAGACCCCAAAATGCTTCGGGGGGTGTTTGGTTGGGGTGTGTTGGGTCGTTGGATAGTCCGAAACCCCGAACCTCATGAGTAAAAGGAAACTTGGAGGGTCGTTTTAGATAGTCCGAAACCTTGGATTTTAGCGCATTGCGAAACTTCGGGGTGCCTTGTTGGGTAGGTGGAAACTCGGAGGGTCGTTTTAGATAGTCCGAAACCTTGGATTTTGGCACATTGTGAAACTTCGGGGTGCTTTGTTGAGTGGGTGGAAACTTGGCATCTATGCACATGAGAAACTTGGAGTGTGCAATCGTGGTATTTACGAAACTTCGGGGGGCATTTTCGTTGTGTGGGTGTGGTGTGTGCGTTGGTTGCCTTTTCTTCCTTTTCAATGTGTTCAACCTTTTCGGCATTCGGGCATTTTGGGGACTTTTGTCGGGGAGAAGGAACTCAAAGGAGGGTATTATTTAAGATATGTTTACATATTCCGCTTTGGTGTGGGGGTGGTCGCGGTTTGACGATGTAGGGCGGTCGGGGGGGCTTCCGACGGAGGGGTTAAGGGGAAACCCCTTAACAATCCCCTAAAGACTTCTGTATCAAGGCTTTTGTTTTGCTACTGCTTAACAAAACGCGGATTTCCTCAAAAATCACGCCCACTTTGGGAGTGGAAAAGCCTTGATACATCGTCTTTTTTGCTTCTTTGGCGCATGACTAAGTTTGTGCTTATTACTCACATCAAAAAGGAAAGACTATGTCAGACATCAACGCAAATGCTACGGTCACGCTTACAGTGAACGGCAAACAGGCACAAAATATGCTCGAACAGTTGAAACGGCAAGCGAGCGACCTCGAAGATAAAATAACAAAGGCAGCTGCTGCGGGCGATAAAGTCCAGCTGAAGAAATTCCAGCGTGAACTAAAGCAGACCCGCCGCCAGATTGGGCAGATAGAGAGTGCAACCCAAGGAGTGGAGAACGTAATGAAGAGACTGGATAAGGCATCACCGAAAGAGTTGAACAGGACGTTGAAGGAGTTGAAACGCTCACTAAACGGCATCGAACGTGGTACGGACGAGTGGAACAAGCAGTGTGAGAGTATCAAGCGTGTGAAGGCTGAAATCGCGAATGTAAATGAAGAACTAAGGGAAACCGAAAAGGAGAATGTGGGACTTGTGGACCGCATCAATGGCTTTGTGGATAAGTGGGGCAACATCATCGCAGGGGCGGCAGCTGTCGGCACGGGACTTGTGTTGGCAGGACGCAAAGCTGTGAACGCTTTTGCGGAAATGGATGCGGAGATGGCGAATGTACGCAAGTTCACGGGTTTGGCTGATGACGAAGTGAAGGAACTGAATGAGGATTTTAAGAAGATGGACACCCGTACTTCGCGTGAGGACTTGAACAAACTCGCAGAGGAAGCGGGGCGACTCGGCAAATCTTCAAAAGAAGATGTCTTGGGCTTTGTCAAAGCTGCGGACCAAATCAATGTGGCGCTTGATGAACTCGGGGAAGGGGCAACCCTTACTTTGTCGAAATTGACAAATATCTTTGGTGATGAAGCGAGACTTGGCACTGAAAAATCCTTACTTGCTGTCGGTTCTGTTATTAACGATCTCTCTCAAAATTGTACGGCAAGTGCTGGCTACCTCGCGGAGTTTGGCAAGCGCATGGCGGGTGTGGGCGCACAAGCGGGCATGACCATTCCGCAAATTATGGCTTTTGCTGCGGTGTTGGATAGCCAGGGGCAAGCTTGCGAGATGTCGGCAACGGCTCTCTCGCAACTCATCATGGACCTGTTCAAGGAGCCAAGCAAGATTGCAAAGGCTACGGGCATGGATTTGGACGAGTTGAACAAAGCATTGAAGCGCAGTACCAACGAGGGACTTTTGATGTTGTTGCAGCAGCTAAAGAAACTCGGCAACATGGACGTACTCGCTCCTGTTTTCAAGAACATGGGTGAGAATGGCGCACGTGCTTCACAAGTTTTGGCGACCTTAGCCGGCAATGTGGAAATGGTGAAGTGGCAACAGGAACAAGCTACACAATCGTTTGAAGATGCTACATCGGTGACGAATGAGTTTAATGTGCAGAACTCGACTGTAGAGGCGGAACTGGATAAGGCTAGAAAACGTGTCACGGAGTTGGCGATTGAATTGGGCGAGAAACTGATGCCCGTCATGAAGCACGTGATTTCTACCACAACCCTCACGCTGAAGGCAATGAGCACGACAATAGACTTCCTTGTACGCAATAAGGAAGCCATTATCGTATTGACTGCAATGGTGGCAGCTTACACCATCGCAGTCAAGGCAAATGCAATAGCTCTTAAAGCACAAGCGGCATGGCATGCCGTGTGCAAGGGAACAGCTTTGGCATATCATGCAGTGGTGAACACGCTGCAAGCTGGACATATTGCTTTCAACCTTGTGCTTGCCAAATTGCAAGGTAATTGGGCTAAGCAGTCCTCATTGATGGTGGACTTGAAACGAAAGGGACTTTCGTTGGCAAGTGGTTGGGGCATTTTGCTCGCTGCTGCTATGGCGCTTGGCTACGGCATTTACAAGATGACTAAAAAAGTGAATGAAGCTGCCGAGGGCGAAAAGGCTTTGGCTGCTGTTCGCCTGAAAGGTCAGGAGGGGATTGTGGAGGAGAAGAACAAGATTGATGCACTGGTTAAGGTGGCGCGTAATGAGAAACTTTCTTTGGACGATCGCCAAAAGGCGGTGCAAGCACTCAATAAGATAATACCCAATTATAACGCGCAGTTGGACGCTACCACGGGTAAGTATAAGGAGAACAAGGATGCCTTGGACGCTTATTTGCTTTCTCTTACGAAAAAGTATGAGATTGAGGGGGCAAAGGATATGCTTAAAGAGATTGGCAAACAAAAGGCGAAACTTACCATGGAGATTAAGCAGTTGGACGAGGAAGCTGCGGAGTATGATGCCAAACAAAAGAAGGTTGAATCGGCAAGATCGAACACGATGTATAGTTATGGTACTGCGGGCGGAACAATGGCGAGTTACAGCGGTATTGCCAATGGTTCACAAGCTGCACGCATACGAAGTAAAGCGAACGGCAAACGCAAGGAACGGCAAAAGTTGGAAGCACGTCAGAAAGCTATTACGGACACTTATGGCAACGACATCGGCAAGCAAGCTGCCGAGGAAACCAATCATAAACCTGTCGTCACAAACAATGGTGGCAACGGAGGTGGTGTGCCTGTGGTGGACGATGATAAGAAGAATAAGAAGTCGGACAAGTTCAAGGCGGAACAAGACTGGCAGAAAGAACAGAATGCGCTATACATGGAGGGTGAAAAGGATTATGAAGCTTATGTCACCCGTATGGAGGAGATAGAGCAAGAGTATTATTCTCGTGTCCTCAAAAACAAGAAAATCACCAAGGAAGAGAAAGCCGAAGCGGAAGCGAATTTGGCGGAAGCAAAGAAAAAGCAGACTGACCGCAAAAACTCTCCCGATGATTGGAAAGCTACAGAGGAAGCCAAGAACCGCATTGCGTATGCAAAAGGTGAGAAAGATTATGAGCAATACACCGCACGCATGGACGAGATTAACGTGCAGTATTGGAAAAAGAAGATGGAGCGTTCTGACGTTTCTGCCAAGGACCTCTTGGAGGCGCAAGCGCAATACCAAGAAGCATTGAAGAAACAGGAGGAGAATGCCACCGCTGCTTCTCGAGAACGAGAAGATAAAGCGTATAATGCCCAACTCGCGGAGTTGAAGCAACGCTATATTGATGGTTTGTCTGATACCAAGACTTACGAAAATGCGGTGGAACTGCTTGAACTGGAACATCTTCGCAAAGTGGTGCAGCTTTACAAGAAAGGCACCAAGGAACGCTTGGCAGCTGAAAAGGAGTACCAAAACAAGGTGTTTGCTAATCAACAGAAGATTATCCAACAACAGCAACAAGTAAAACAGCAACTCAAAGAGGAGTACTTTGGCATGAACGCTGATGAACGACTTACACAATATGACGCTTCTCTTGCTGCATTGCAACAAGTGTATGCAGCAGAGATTAAGGCTGCTGGCGACAATGCAGCAGAAAAACTGCGCATTGAGGAAGCTTTCGAGAAGGCAAAGCTGGCTTTGCGTAAGAAATATGCCATTGATTCGATTGGTGTAACCAAGAACGGCATGGAGAAGGCAAATGATAAGTTGGCTAAATGGTTAGAAAGTGATGCCGGGCAAGCCGTTACGCAATCGTTCTCCACAGTCATGAGTGGTATGGGTGAGATATTCAGTGGCGTTTCTTCTCTCGTCCAGGCGGAACTCGAGAAGGAAACTGCCGCCATCAATGCCCGCTATTCTGCGGAGATTTCTGCGGCAGAGGGTAACAACTACAAGGTAGCGAAGCTTGAAAAGGAGAAGCAAGCCGCCCTTGCCAAAGCGAAGAACGAGGCGAACAAAAAGTTGTTTGCCATGCAGGTCATTCAAGCAGTGGCACAGACTGCCCAAAACGCGATCTCTGCTTATGGTTCGGCAGCAGCTATTCCTGTGGTCGGTTATATCATGGCACCTATTGCAGCGGCTATGGCTATTGCTGCGGGCATGATACAGATTGCCGCAATCAAAAAGCAACAACAGGCAAGTGAAGCACAAGGATATGCACAAGGTGGTTTTACTCCGCAAGGCAGAGTAAACGAAGAAGTGGGCGTAGTTCATGCCGGGGAATGGGTGGCATCGCAAAAGTTGCTCGCATCACCTGTGGCAAGACCTTTGATTAACGCTTTGGACTATGCACAAAGGACGAACACCATCGGATCTTTGCGAGCCGATGATGTGAGTCGGGCTATTGCTCCCAATATGACCATGACGCAACAACAAGTCCAACCCGTTGTGGTGCAAGCTCCAACGGACAATGTAGCTTCGGCAGCTTTGGCACAGAGTGCAGCTGTACTCAGTAAGTACGAAGAAACAATGAACCGACTAAGTCAAAGGCTGAATGAACCTTTTGTCACCGTGAACACAGTGACAGGGGACACGGGCATCAAGCAAGCGCAAGACGAGTATGATACACTCATGCGCAACAAATCTCCTAAATCGAAACGCAAATAAGAAGCCTTATGGAAATCATCATCAACAACCAACAAGCCGTATTGAAGGAAGGCACATCGTTTGACTTCATTGCCGAGAATAGATTGTTTACGGGAAGTGACAGCTATACGCTGACGATCACTTTCCCTTTGCGAGGGTGTGCCCAAAACATCGCGATATTTGGGCATATCCACCGCGCAGATGTGGCAAAGAACAAGGTGGTGTTCGATTGCGAAATTCGCGATCGTGACTTTTATCGGAGTGGCACCATCACCATCACGGAAATATCAGATGTGGAAGTCAAAACGCAATTTTTGGAGGGACGCAGTGAGCAAAACTTTGATGAGACATTCGATGATATTTATTTGAATGAGTTGGATTTGGGCTATCCTACAAGCCGCGTGGCGGTTGCAGGGCATTGCATGGACGATATGCGCCCATATCCTGATAATTTCTGGATCCCGTTGCCCTGGGTGAATAACACTTCGGGGAACATTCAGAATGAAATGGTGTGGAGCGCAGAAAAGAATGAATTTATTTGGCCGCATGAATCCAATGCGCAAACGGGAGCACAGGCTTTGTCGTTTCAGCCTTACTTGCTGTATATTCTTTACAGAATATGCAAACAGGTGGGTTATAAGTGGGATTTCATGGCGTTGGAAAACTCTGCCTTTGTTAATCTCCTTATATGCAACACCTTGCCTGCTGCATGGGGCGCTTATAACTTTGCACTTGCTTTGCCACATTGGACGCTGACGGAGTTCTTTGAAGAGTTGGAGAAGTTTTTGTTTGGGGATTTCACCATCAACCACAAGCAGAAAACGATTTCTTTCAAATTCTCTGATGCCATTGCCACAGAAGCAAATGAGGTTCTGTTGGACAAGGTGGTGGACAGTTATACCACCCAAGTCACGCAGGAGGACAAGTCGGAATACTTGGGTAGCGTGAATGTGAAGTATGAGGACAATGGCAGTTTGCTTTGGGCGTACCATTCGTGTGATTGGTACATTCGCAAATATGGCAAGGATGCCAAGGTTTATGATAAAATGGCAGATTTGTTGGAGGCGGCAAAGTCGCTTAAAATAAGTGGGGTGTACACAAGGCAAACAAGACCGAATGCCAGCAGCACGCAATATGTACGTGGCTACAAATATGGCTCTGATGGACACAAATTGTTTTATGTCAAGGAAAACCGCACGTACTTTGTCATGTACTGCTACAAATCGGAGTTTGTGATGGAGAGTACTTCGGGCTTTTCAGACAAGACGAAAACGAAGTGGTATCGCTATTATAATCGTTTGCTCCCTGTCAATGCCTATGGGGAACGCTTTGCGGACAAGAATGCAGAGGACTTGGAACTTAAAATTGTGCCAGCTTGGATTGAGGGGACGGGAGACAGTCACGGCAATATGCTTTTCATGAATTGTGGCGAGATGGGAAGCAGTGAGAATTGGACACTGACAGAAGATGGGAGCGGTTCTTCAAGTGGTAATCGTTCTGATCGTGTGTTTGGCAGCTCAACGTCAGCCAACACCATTGACTACGATGCAGGTGATTTGGCGCAAGGTGCGGCAAGCCGTACCATTGCCAAGGGGGAGAACAAGAACACGGACGCTTACTTTGACCAAATATATATGGGCTTTTGGAACGGGGTGCAGTACTTCAAGCCGTATATGCCGCACCCTGTGGTGGATTTTGTGGAAGTCTCAGATGAGTTCCAGGCTTTCGTCACGCCTTTTTCACTTCGCTTGAATGAGGGAATGTGGGAGGAGAAACGCGAAGTGTTGTACAAAATTGATGGCAAGAAAAAGTATCAGTTCTCGTTTTTGTCTGATACTTTGCCCAACCCACGTGCCTTATATTATATAAGGGGAGGCAAGTATGTATGCGAAAAAATAACTGCGACATTCAAGGAGAGTGGAATGTCGCAGCTATTGAAAGGTACGTTTTATCGTGTTTTAGATGAAGATGAATAAAACTTAGATGATAGCACCCTGGAGTGCTGTGGCATGGCGCTCGATGGTGGTTCGCAAAACCTTTGCGTAAATCTGTGTGGTCCGAATGTCCTCATGTCCGAGCATTCGGGCTACATTTTCGATGGGGACATCATGCGCCAAGGCGAGTGTGGCAAAGCTGTGGCGGGCTACGTGGAAGGTCAGATTCTTCTTGATGCCAAGCTGTGCTTGTATCAAGTGAAGGTAATCATTTGCCTTTTGGTTGGAAATCTTGGGCAATTTGAACTCGTACTTTTTCAACACTTCCATGGCAGGGGCAAGGATAGGGGTGAAGAATTTCGTATCGGTTTTGATGCGGTTCCCGTCAATGAAAACCAAATCACCCTCCTTCACCGTCATAGACTGATAGTCAAAGTTCTGCACATCGCAGAAAGCAAGACCTGTATAAGCGGAGAAGATAAAGAGATCGCGCACCCGTTCCAGTTTTCCATCAAAAGGATAGTCGCGCATTTTCTTCAATTCGGTTTCGAGCAGAGGTTGGCGTTCTTTACTCTTGCCACGGGTGACACTCACAATTTTGTAAGGATTGCGCGGTATCTCATCCAATCGTGCCAGTTCGCCCACCCATTTCTTCAGGCGTTTGTGGTAGCCATAAATGGTAACGTCACTCCGCTCACCATTGTGCAGCCATCGGTCAAAGGCAAGAATGTTCTTGGGGGTCAAGTCGCCATACGTCTTTAGTTTGCCGTAGGTCTTGACGGCATCAATCACTACTTGCTTGTGCTTGCGCGTGCCGATTTTAATGTCCTCGGCTGCCAAAGCTTCCTCGCAGTAGGCGATGAAATCTTTTTGGGCTAAGATCTCTTCGGGTGAAAGTTCTGGCTCATTGTTTTTTGCTTGTTCTTCGTAGAAATGCTTGTTGAAATTTTCAACATTCGATTCCTCACCAAGCACGTTCATGGTGACGAGAATGTTTTCACATTTCTCTACCACAGCTTTTACTTCTGAAGAATTGGAATCTTTTTCCCATTCCTCGGGAGTTGATGTCCCTATAAGAACGTATTTACGGACCTTTTTGCCCAGATTTACTACAACATCAACGTAGCCATAACCCTTTTTGGCTGCTTCCTTTCTTCTGTCGAAAACGACTTTTACAGCTTTACTCTTCATGAGAATAGTAGGTATTAAGCGGAAAAAAATCGCTCCGAGTAGAAAAAAAATGCCTGTTTCGGCAATTTTTTTTGAAGGAAGTGAGGTGTATCACTTTTTATGTATCACCTTTTCCAAAGTTGTATCACCTATTGTATCACCTTTTTGGCTTATGAGGGCTTGTGGTGGCACATGTAGGCTACTTGGAGTAATTTTCAACCGCAGTAGTTGAACTTACCATCTCCTTAATTGAACATATACTTTTATGTTTTTGTTAGGCTAATCAAAATGTGTAAATGCTTGATAACCAACAAAAAAGTGGACTCTACTTTCGTAAAATCCACTTAATACTTTTCTTTGGAATTGATTTTCCTTCGTGATTCTGCAGTAGTCACTAAGTGACCCCGTTGGGAATATAAGTGACTTGCTTGGAATCATAAGTGACTCGCTTGGGGTTATTAGTATTTTGCGTATTTCAAACAGCCCAAACGCTTGGTTTTAGACGCAAAGTGTGCGAATATCAGCGAGTTTTGTTTTCAAGCGAAATTTACCGATTGGGGAGCATTAGAACTCGTTCAAAAAACAAGTGTAACGCAAGTGTAACGCATTTCCTCATTGCCCATACAGAACTTTTATATCGTCATGCTCTTTGGGATGGAAAGCTCTCTATCTATTTCTCTTTTTTTTAAGTCCAACAAGGCGTAATTAGTCTTGTTTTGTCTTACCTTGTAATGTTAAATTGTTGGTTGGTTGGCAGATTTAACTTAATAAACATTTGATAAACCTATTTGATCTCCCCACTTTTGCAGTCGGAAAACCTCATGTACGGCTTCTCAATCCTTGATGGAATAATTCTGTTTAATAAATGGATTATCTCTGCTAATCAATGGTACAAAGTTACAAAATAATTCGTGATCAGTAAGGCTTTATTACGATTATTTTGAGAACTTCGGGAAGGTTGGCCTTACCCGACATGGCGTTCCTTAGGATCTATGTTAATTCAAAAAAATTGGTCTTATGAAACCCATTACGAAGTACACAAAATGGCTCGACACATTTCGTGCCGGAGATGTTGATTGGGGAACTATTTCTCCCGAAAAATATCATTGTTTAAGGAATATTATTTCACGCTATAATCACTGCCAGGGAACGTTGAAGGGTATATTTCTTCATCACACTTGGAAATATGCAGAAGAAATAGTTGTTGTCGTATGTGAAACAATATCTGATTACAAAACTCACTGCGAAAATGGAGAAAAAGACGAATGGCGTAAGAAAATCCCGCCAACTCTCGATTGACGACGTCAAGAAACAGATGGTCGTCGACTGTTTAGAACGAGTTATGTCTGTCAATGACTTTGCCAAATTCGTTTCTAAATCACCTGAAGCCATAAGAAAACGTATTCAACGTGGCTTGATTCCAGCTCACAAAGAAGGTCGCAATTGGTATATACTGAAAAGCGAGTATGTGAGTTCGCTTAGAAAGAAGTGATTTGAACTCTCTATCTAATCAACTTATATTACCCTGCCGTGTCGCTGAGACAGCGAGTGGGCAGGGTTTTTAGTTTACTTACAAATCTGATAAGAATGATACCAGACGATATAAAAGACCGCATATTGGAGGCTACGGATTTAGTGGCACTCGTCAGCCAGACGGTGCCGCTGAAGAAAAGTGGGCCTCGCTATGTAGGTTGTTGCCCGTTCCATGCGGAAAAGACGCCCTCGTTCTATGTGTTTCCGCAGACAGGCACATTCAAATGCTTTGGCTGTGGTGAAGGAGGTGATGCCATTGCGTTTCTGATGAAGCGTGATGGACTTTCTTATGTGGAAGCAGTCAAGCAGTTGGGCAAACTGTGTGGCATAGAAGTAGCGGAGCAGGAGGAAGATCCCGAAGTCAAGCAGAAACGCATGCACAAGGAGGCGCTGTTGGTGGCGAATGAACAGGTGGCAAAGTTCTATGTGGAGCAGTTTGCGCTATCTAAAGAAGCGCAAAGCTATGCTTATGGCAGATGGGGCGAAGAGTATTGCACGCTTAAAGGTATTGGCTATGCTCCGAAATCGGGCAAAGCTCTCGCAAACTTGAATGTCAAGCGCGATTTTTTGAATGAGTTGGGCTTGGTGAATAAAGGCGGCTATGACCAGTACCAGAACCGTGTGGTGATACCGATCCATGACCGCTATGGTCATGTGATAGGCTTCACCGCACGATGCTTGGGTGACGAGCAACCCAAGTATAAGAATAGTGCGGACTCTATTCTGTTCCATAAGTCTAAGGTGCTGTTTGGCATGGAGGACGCCTGGCGACAAGCTGCCAAGACGGATAAGATGTTCCTCGTTGAAGGCGCACCCGATTGTATGCGCTTGCAAAGTATCGGGGTGCTGAACACGGTGGCTGCGCTGGGTTCTGCCTGGAATAAGGACCATTTTGCACTGATCAAGAAAAGTGCAAGCAAGGTGTGTTTCTTGCCCGATGATGATCCGCCTAAAAGAGGCGAACATTTCGGGCATGGCGTGCAAGTGGTGTTTGAGGCAGGCAAACTCGCAATGGAGTGCGGTTTGTCGGTTTCCATCAAGGAAATACCCGACATAGAGAACAAACACAAGCAGGATCCCGACACGTTCTATCAGAATATGAACGTGTTTAACTCTGTAGAGGAGGTGGACTTTATTCTGTGGCGGGCGCAAAAGGCTTTCAGATTTGCGCAGACCACGGAAGAACAGCGTGTGGTGGTGCGCGAAATTGCGTATTTGCTGACATTGATTGACGACCCGACGGGCGTATCAATGTACGTCGATAAGTTGTCTGCTATTTCGGGCAAAAAGGGCTTTTGGAAGGAGGCTATCAATGCGGAGAAGAAACGCATCGAGGAGGAAGAGAAACGAGAACGAGGGGAGGCGGTGGACGACCTTTATAAACGCTTTGGCTTTTATGTGGAGAACGGCAAGTATTTCTCTATCACGGAGAAAGGGAATGTCTATGAGTGGTCGAACTTTACGATGGAACCGCTTTTTCATATCAAGGATAATCTCAATCCGAAACGTCTGTATACACTAACAAACGAATTACACATGAAGGTTTTGATTGAACTCAACCAAGAGGACTTGGTGAGCATTTCTAAGTTTAAGCAGAAGATCGAAGGGCAAGGCAACTTTATTTGGAAAGCTACGGAACGTGAGCTTACCAAACTCAAATCGTTTCTCTATGAGAAAACGGAAACTGCCTCGCAAATCAAGCAGATGGGTTGGCAACGTGAGGGCTTTTATGCTTTTGGTAATGGGGTGTTCTTCAAAAATAAGTTTTATCATGCTGATGAATATGGTATTGTACGTTTGCCCGATTTGGGCAATTACTACTTGCCTTCTTCATCGAAGATTTACAAAGATGATGCCCGACTTTTCACGTTTGAAAAGCAGTTCGTGCATCTCAACTACTCTTCCGTTACGTTGGAAGAGTTTACCACGCAACTTTTCAAGGTGTTTGGAGATAATGGGCGGATAGGCTTCGCGTTCTATCTCGCTACCCTATTCCGTGATGTGGTCACAAATGCTTCGGCTGAGCATTGGTTCCCGACACTCAATCTCTTTGGTCCGAAAGGTAGTGGTAAGTCGGAACTGGGACATACGCTTTTATCGTTGTTCACGATAGCGTATAAAGCTCCGAATATCCAAAACTCAACAATCTCTGCCCTCAATGATACGGTAGCAGTTTCGGCAAATGCCTTAGCGCACATTGATGAGTATAAGAACGACCTTGATCCCAAGGTGATTGAGTTCTTGAAAGGTTTGTGGGACGGCACGGGACGTAGCCGTATGAACATGGATTTGGACAAGAAGAAGGAGGTGACAGCCGTAGACGCTGGCATCATCTTGTCAGGACAAGAAATGCCCACGGCTGATATTGCGCTTTTCTCGCGATTGATTTTCTTGCAGTTTCCGCGTTCCACGTTCACGCAAGAAGAAAAGAAGAATTATATGCGCCTCATGGAGATGCGTTCGGGGGGGTTGACACACCTCACCATTGCTCTCCTCAAATACCGCAAGCGGTTTGAGGAGCGTTTTACGGGTACGCTCAAAGAGGTACGCAAACAGGTAAGTGTCGCTTTGCAAGGCAAGCAATGCGAGGACCGCATTGTAAATAACTGGTGTGTGCCGTTGGCGGCATTGCGTGTACTGCAAGATGCAGTTCCCACGCTGGCTTACGATGACCTTTTCAAGATTGTCATCGAAGGTATTCTTAAACAGAATGCGGAGTGTAAGACGAATGGCGAGCTGGGTAGCTTTTGGAATGTGGTGCAATTTCTCGCGAGTGAAGGGCTCGTCAATGATACGGGAGATTTTGTCATTCGTTACCTCACCAAACTCAAAACGGACATTGTAGATACTTCTTGGCTGGATAAACGGGCAGTGTTGTATATGCAGACTTCACGTATCTTCAACCTTTATCGCAAGGAGGGACGCAAGACGGACGAGAAAACCTTGCCCACTGATGCACTCAAATACTACCTTGCCAACAGTGCTGCTTATCTCGGTCAGAAGGTGGTGCGCTTTATTGTGTTCCGCAATGGCTACCCTGTATTGGATTCTGCCAAGCAGGACAAGCATGGCAACCCAGCTAAGCTCTCTCAATCGGCACGCAGCTATTGCTTTGACTACCAGAAATTGGTGGACCAGTTCGGCATCAATCTGATTACGGGTGACTCGGACGATGAAGAGGAATAGTCAGCGGAATTTTTCGTTTATTACAAAAGGCACGGAGCTTTCACCCCGCTTCCGTGTTTTTTTGTGTTTTAGAGGTACATGACCATTGCAAAAGGTGTAGCCCGTCCTAATCCCATGCACAGCGTGCGTAATCGAAGGAGAGAATACCCGTCATGCTATCCAATCGTAGCACGGAACAATGGTATCGGCAAAATCCTCCTCCGTCTCAAATTTTCCTTTATGCGTGGCGAGGGCGAAAAATCGCTGTAACATTTGTAACACTCTCATTTTCAGACATCTAACAGTATTCTTTTCTTGTAATCGAATGTAATTTCTTGTAACATTTCTCTCAATACCATACTTCGGGGAAGCCTTTTCATCTTAAAAGCGGTGGCGGGACCCTCTTCATCATCATGCAGCAGGGCGGTTTTATGAACTCCTCGCAGCTGTCGAACGCTTCCCTCTTTAGCCCATCCAAGCCCCTTATCGGAATTGTTGTTCTTCTTGTACATGCCTTTCATGGGAGGCTGAACCCATAGGCATTCTCCAAGGTAAGGCTGCATTCAAGGAGCGCTCTGCCGAACCTAACTTTTATGTTTGGGCTTCTGTGGTGTAGTGTCCATTTCTTGATTTGAATGTTTACCCGTGACGGCCTACGGGCGGAGAGATTTTTCCTGATGCAAAGGTAATGCGAGCGTGAACGGACAAGTACCGCGTTGCTATGGCTGCACAAAAAATCCGACAACTTTCCTTCTTTTTCCTCGTGCCTCACAAAAAGGAGGTATTTCAGATTTTTTCTTTGCCATTACTTGCTCCTGTGTTCACTTCCTCTCGCATTCTTTTCGCATCGTAAAAAGTCCTCACCCGGAGGACATCACTTAAAGTTTCACATTCAAATTCTATCAAGAAATGGACACTACAAACACCACATCAGCCCTTCAAACATTAAAGTTAGGCTCAGCAGAGCGCGAAGAAAGATTGCAGCCTTACCTCGTTGAACACCTATGGGATCAGCCCGCTGTTTATTGCGGCACGTACAAGAAGTACAACAATGGCTCATTGGACGGAGCTTGGCTGGATCTGGAAGCATTCGACAGCTACGATGAGTTCCTTGAAATATGTGCCCTGCTGCACGATGACGAAGAGGATCCCGAGTTTATGTTTCAAGATTATCAAGGCTTCCCCGAAGCATGGTATTGCGAGAGCTGCCCAGGGGAAGATACATTCGACAAGATTATAGAATACTGTCAGTTGTCTGAAGATGAGCGCGAGGTTTACGATGCTTACTACGAATGTACAGGTGATGATTCTTTCGCCCACGCCAAGGATCACTACATGGGAAAATTTGATTCGGAGGAAGCTTTTGCCGATTATATCATCAGTGAGTGCTACGATTTGGACAGCATGATGGGTAATCTCTCCTTCTACTTCGATTACGAACACTATGCAAGGGATTTGTTCATGACGGACTACACCTTCTGCGATGGTCATGTCTTCAACAATTACTAAAAACACGGGAGCGGGGTGAAAGCCCCGTTCCTTCTGAAACCCTACTAATAGATAAAATGTGTTTATATGTCTGTCTACTAAAAATACTTATAGAGGGCAGACGGGACTTTTATTTCGTTGGGCTTCTTTGTATCTTTGTATCGCTTTCCAACAAAACTTTTGTACTCCATGAGTGACTATCTTGTCTACATAAAAATGCCATCGTATTTGCGCCAATGGTTCGTTCACCGTCACAGCGGTTTCGAGCCAGTGGTGCTCAGGCAAGGTAGCATAGAGTCGAAGTTGATAAAGTTGGCACAAAGCCGCCAGCCCGACGACTTCTTTCCTCCGCTTCAAAAGGAGGACGAGGTGGCTATTTGCATTCCTTACTCCAAGGCACGCGACCCACGTACCTACAACTATATTTCTCCCACGGGCAAGAAGGCATTGCTTGACAACATCAAGAATGCTTTTGCTGTGGATTGCTGGAACTTCCTGCATGATTTTGGGCATATCGGTCAGCAACAAAAGGAACTGATCTATTTGTATATGGAGCAACGGGGCATCAAGGAGGACGGCACTTGTTGGGACAGCATTGCGAAGGCTTATCAGCGACTTCGCAAGAACTACCTCTCAAACGAGAGTAGAAAAAGAACCCGACAACAGCACGCTGAAAAGTCACAAGCAGAAAGCCAAGAGTTTGTAGAACATAATTGTTAATACCGAAGTTAGACATGAACAGATTGCCGGGTATCAGCCATATTGCATACGTATCGGCTGAAGCTCTCACACCGCACATCACCTTGCAGGCGATAGCGAAGGTGCCAGTGGGCATCTTTGCTCGGCTTTCTTTTATTCCGTTCAACAAGCGCACTGCGCTTTGTGAAATGGAAACGGAGTTTGACAATAACTGTACGCTCGAAACGGCTACGCTGACTTTCTATTCTCCCGAAAACTTGCCATCGGGCAATCTTTGCTTTGTGGTGACAAGTGTGAATGGGGAGCAATATCTCATCGGAACAAGGGAGACGCCTTTCCCTTTTGTTAAAAAGGAACAAACCACAGGGTTGCCTGATGGTGACGCCAACACCGCAAAATACACGGTATCCTACTCAAATCGGGTGGCTTTGATACCGATTTCGGGCTAAAATCCCTTGATTTTGTAACTTTTTGGGGGTATTTGTAACAGCGAGTAACTTTTTAGCGTTTTCAGAACGCTTGAAAATCAAGTAGTTGTGAAAAAGTTACAGATGTTACAAATGTTACAACGAAAAAGGTCTCGCGCGAGCGCGAAACAAAAATTTCTCTGACGCAACATTTTCATAAATTTATACTTTTGAACGATGGGCAGGTGCAGCCGTGAGGTTCCACCTGTCTTTTTTGCTTTTTATATGTGCGCATATCTTTGCCATAAATAACACACGCGATATGGCAAAGAACAAATACCGACTTCATTTGAAAGGCTATGTGGGCAGCTGGGACTTTGATGCTGACTACGTGGACTATATTCTGGGCAAGAACCCCGACAAGGAGGTGGCGGTGCTGATTGACAGTCCTGGCGGACAGCTCAACACGGCATTGAGTATCTCTTCTGCTTTCAAGCGGCATGGCAATGTCCATGCGCACTTTGTGGGCATGAACGCGAGTGCTGCCACCATCGCCTCGATGGGTGCCAAGCACATCACCATGGACAAGTCTGCCATGTATCTTGTGCATCAATGTGCGCTTCCATTTTTTGAGTATGGCAATCTCAATGCCACGGGCATGAGCCAGCTCATTGAAAGTCTCGGCAAAGCCAAGACGGATTTGGAAAAGATGGACGCAAATGTGGCTACGATGTATGCCACGCGCTGCAAGAAAGAGCCAAAGGCTTTGCTTGACCTCATGAAGGTGGGTGGCTGGCTTACCGCACAAGAGGCACTGGATTGGGGCTTTGTAGATGAACTGACAGAGTTCGAGGACGAAACAGCTCCTGTACTCACGGCTTCTCTCGCTGCCGATTTTCAGGCGAATGGCATTCCGCTACCGAACGTCCCTAAGAGCAAGTCGGAAGAAACGTTTTTTCAAAAGATGGCACAAGCGCTTGCTGCCGTTTTCAAACCAACACAAGTAAACAATCAACATACCCCGAAACCTATGAACAAGGTCTACAAAAACATTTGCAAGTTTCTTGCTTGCGAGCACTTTTCCGTAGAAGAAGGAAAGGTGACGCTCACCGAGGAACAGATGGATAACATCGAATGCTCCTTGCAAGCCAACCACGATATGATAGCGGAGCTATCTATCAAGGTAAAGAATGCAGAGGACGAGAACAAGAAACTCACCGAGACGAACAAGTCGCTCGATGAAGCAAACAAAACGCTCGATGCGAAAGTTGCCAACCTCCCTGCTGCATCAACCACCGCCATCGTAGATGACAAGAAGCATGAGAACCACGAACCCACAGCTTACGAACAGTTCATCAATGCAGGCGAAACGGCCCGCAAGCTCTATGACAGTTTGCCCTAAACTTATAAACTCTTAAACTTATAAACTTTTATCCCCATGGCTGGAAAATTCTCTTTCACCCTACAAGAATATAAGGACGCGGCACGCAAGTACCGCTCCGACTTCCTGCGCTTGCCGATTATCGGCTGCGAGGAAACGCTCAAATTCATGACAGGTCGCCCGGGCATTCGCTACAAGGAAAGTGTGGGTACGCTCACCGCTGGGGCGCAGTTCGCTCCTTACAAGCCTTCTCGCAAGACAGATGCCAACTTGAAGTTGGACTACCGCACCTTGGAAACGTTCTTCGGTTCGGTAGTGGCTAACTTTGAACCTAACTCTGCCATCTCAACCTTGCTTGGCACAGGGGCCACCAAGGGAGACGGACAGAAGTCTACGCCCACAGCTCGCGAGGTGTTAGGACTGATTGCCAAGTCGCTCTCTGAAAACCTGAACATGGCGATTTGGAAAGGCACACGCAATGCGGACGGTGATACCACAATGGACCTTTTCGATGGTTTTGACACCATCACGCAAAAGGAAGTCACTGCGGGTACGATTGCTGCGGAACATGGCAATTATCTGAAACTGGACAAGGCAATCACGGAAGCCAACGCGGTTGATGTAGCAAAAAAGATTCTCTTCTCGCTCGATCCGCGTTTGCGCTCACAGGAACTTTTCCTGTATTGCTCGCAGGATTTCGTGGATATGTACAACGAGGCGTATCTTCTCACGCACTCGGCTATTCCGTACAACACGAAGTACAACCAGCCCACGGTGGAGGGTTCTAACGGCAAACTCACTTTCTGCCCGTTGTGGAACAAGTCGGACTCGAAGTTCATGCACGTGTCACCCAAAATCAACATGCTTTATGGCTATGACCAGATGGGCGACATCGAAAGTGTTGATGTGGAACGCTTTGAGCCGTTTGTGCTTTCTTACATTGCCACCATGTTCTTTGGCGTGCAGTTCGAGAGCATTGACAAGCGACGCTTGAAGGTTATTGAACTGGCTGAACAAGGTTGATAATCAGTGGAGAAAGGTGGGCGCGGTGGTAATTCATCTTGATTGTCACCTCGCGCTTGCCTGCTATCCAGACTAAATATTTTCAGAAAAATGGCAAAGACTTGCACATCACTTCAAAAGTCGCTCGGCTGGTGCCAAGGCACGCCTGAGCTTCCCGGCGTTCGTCGCCGTATCTATTATACTTCCAAGGGCGACATTGCCCAATGGCCCACACTTCCACGTGACGAGAACGGACGGGTAACTGCTGCCACGTACACGGGCAGCTTTACCCTAAAGGCTGATGCAAAATGGAAGTATATCGACATTTTGCCCGAAAAGTCGCAACTCACTTCTGAGGCACAGGGCGAGTTGCCCAGTCAGACACAGTTGAACAAGCTGACTGCTGTTCACCCTGGGGTGGGTGCAGAGGCGAGTGCCGCTGCTGCTTATCTCAACAACAATGACAATGTGTTCTTGGTGGAGGACATGAAGGGCAAATACCGTGTAGTGGGTTCTGAAGCATGGACTACCAAGACCACGGTGGCGCAAGACCTTGGTCAGGGTGCCACTGGTACCACAAGCACCACCATTGCGGTAGAAGCCACGGACGAATGTCCTGCGCCTTTCTACGAGGGTACTATCACAACGGAAGAAGGTGACATCGAAGCTGCTTAGTCAGTTTGTAGTTTTGAGGTTATAAGGTTATAAAGTTTGTTCTTGGGAACAAAAGGTAATCTTATAACCTCATAACCTTAAAACCCAAAACTTAATATGATTGATTTGGGGGAAATCTTAGAAGAGATCAACGTCCCAGACCTTTCGTGCCCGCTTGCTTTGGAAAGTTCTTCCAAAGACAAGACTGGTGCGAAGGACATTTTTGCCGAGCAAAAACGTCATGCTTGGGACAAGTCGGTCGAAGCGCGTTGCGACTTCTCCCGTAAAGTCCGCATCACGCGAAGGGCAGATGTGTTCTTTATCTCGCTTTGGCAGAAGTCGCTCTATGGACGCACATTAACCGATATAAAGGGCGATGACAATATGGTGGACTTCTTTGCGGAGAATGTGGCTCCGCTCATTGCCGACATTTTGGGCAATGAACTAAAGCAGGGTAATTGGTGTATTGTCACCACGCCCAAGCGTAGGCACTTGGTCAAGAACTTTGCCACACGCATAAGTGAAAAGATAGCAGTCTTGCTATCCATTCCCTTTTACGAAGATGTGGCGCATTGCCATAGCAAAAAGCGTATTGGGGCAGTGTTCTCGCTCAACGTGTTGCCACGTGAGCAGAACTGCATCGTGTTCGATGATTTTGTGACAACAGGCTCTACATTGAAAGCAATGAAGAACTTGCTCATGGAGAACCATAAGAATTGTGTGTTCTTCACGGGCATTAACAATAAGCTGTGATGCTGACTTTATAACCTCATAACCTCCAAACTTAAAACTACACCTCTTATGGACAACGAATTTACCAATAAACTACAAACATGGCTCTCCCTGCCTCGCGAGGATCGCGATTGGGACGAGGGTGCTTTGATGATCCTGCAACTGACAGGCAACAAAATCATGTATCGCAACCTCAGTGTGAACCCTGAGGGCAAGGCTAACTTCATTGAAGGCAAACTCCAGCAATACTTGGAGTTCCGCTTGGCGGAATTGACGCATGAGCAGGTTAAGGAAATGCAGCACGCTGTCGAGGAGATAGTAAAAGAGCATACCGAGTTCAAGAGCGATGACAACGAGGCAAAGAATTTCAAAGCTGGTAAGCGAGCTGACCATGACACACTGCCCGAAGAAATCCAGGCGCTCTATGTCGAGAACCTTGATTTGGTGCATCGTATGCGTGAACTTCATTTGAAGCTCCGCACGATGAGCACAACGGACTCCACTTGTGCGGACTCCGACCGTTATCCTTTCCTCAAAGAATTTATCAAATTGGATAAAAAGCTGCACGATAATTGGAACGTTTATGACCATTTCGTGACAAAGGCAGAAACGGCAGAAAGTGCAGAAGAGGCAGAAGCGAAACCTAAGGCGAAGAAAAGCAAGAAGGTATGAAACGCTCGGCATCTATCTCTGACTATTTGAAACCATTGGCAGATACGCCCAACCAGGCGTATCTCACCAATGCGTTACAAGTGGCAGATGTCTTGGAGTGGATATTGCAGCAGGTGGGCAAGGCTAAGGTATGGCAAACTTCGTTTTCCATTTCGGAAGAGTTCTTGCGAAGACTCTTCTTTATCGAAAAGGGAGGCAAGGTGTTGGAATTCAACTTGGTGTTGGATCACAAGGCTACGAACAAAACCTTGAAACTCTGGTCATTCATCTGCCAAGTGATGAAACGTACCTATCTCGCGGATAACCACTCGAAGATTTTGCTGGTGGAGAGTGAAGCGGGTGATACCATTTCGGTAGTCACCTCGCAGAACTTGACCCGAGGCAACCGCCACGAGTCTACGTTTATTTCTACCGACAAGGCAATCTTCGCTGCCTTGCACGGACAGGTGACGGACTTGATACGAAACCATTCTGTGCCACTGAATGACCTGTTTGCACAGAGGCTCACGCAGAACGGAGCGAATGATTAACCGCCCTCCCGTTACTGAAAATCCTACCTCCCGTAACAGATTTTTCTATCCCCTATAACAGAAAAAGCTATCCCTATGGACTACACCGAAGAACAACTTACCCAAATCGAACAATACGCTTCCATCTATCTTAAAATCTCTGATATGGCGGTCATTCTCGGCATATCGGCAACCCAGCTTCGCGAGGATATTGCTGACAAGAGTACGGAGGTATCAAGGCGATACCACCATGGCAAGGCGGCTTCACGTGTGAAACTCCTGCATCAGGAGATGCAGCTGGCTTATGTGGGTTCTCCGCTTGCCTTAGAGAATACACGCAACAATTTGTTGGACATGGAAGATGATGAATAACTATGAGCTTACCGAACATTGTAGAGGCGGCTAAAGCCGACCTCTATACTGCCAAAGAGGAACTTTTGCAGAAATATGCGCAATCGCAGGTGGAGCACCTGCTTCGATTGCGCGACATGGTCACTTGGTCTATTGCCAATCCCGATGCCAAAGACCGCCAGTTTGTGGACGAGGAGCGAACCCGTTACGGGTTGTCGCTCGTTACTGCGTATGCGGACTTGAAAATCGTGAAAGCCATTCTGCCTAATATGGGCGAGGCTTCACGTGATTTTCATCGATGGCGCTACAACGAGATGATTCTCGAAACGTACCAGATGGCGAAGAAACGCAAGGAAACAAAGACGATGGAAAAGGCGGCTACGAGCTATGCCAAGTTTAACCGCATTGACATTGAGGACGAGCAGAGTGTGCCGTACCACATGATTGTGGTGCAGCCTTTCTTTCCTACTACAGATCCGCGTGTGGTGGGGATTAATCCTGTGCCGAATATTGATGAGCGTATTCGTAAACTCACACGCGAGTTAAGCGATACGCACCCCGATACGGAGAATGTGGAATATGAAGAAGCGGATTTGCCGTTGGACGAAATCTTTAAGGAGGATAATGATGGACAAGGAGAAGAATAGTGTTGATACGTCATTATGGGACGAAGAAAGCAAGGCACACGCCAATCGTGTGTACTTCAATAAACCGCAGCTTTTGACACAGTACATCGGTGCCAAAACCACCGTGATTGTGGCGGGACGACGCACGGGCAAGACAGACTCCATCGCCTCGCCCTTTGTGCTGCGCAATATGCAGCGCATGCCGGGAAGCACAGGCGGAATTGTTGTGCCTACTTTCAAACATGGATTAACGAACACTTTGCCCGGTCTGTTTGCTGCTTGGAAACGGTGGGGCTATATCAAAGGTGTGCATTATGTGGTGGGACGCAAACCTCCGCGCTCTTTCTCTAAGCCTATTACGGAACCTGCAGATTATGAGCATGTGGTGACTTTTTATAATGGCTCTGTCGCCATTATCATTAGCCAAGACCGCCCTGGCTCGTCGAACTCGCTGACGCTTTCCTGGCTCCTGATTGATGAAGCGAAGTTTATTGATTATGATAAACTCAAAGATGAAACGCTGCCTGCCAATGGTGGTATTCGCTCGTACTTCGGACATCACTCGTTTAACCATTCGATGATGGTTTTGAGTGATATGCCACAAACCACGAAGGGTTCGTGGTTCCTGCACTATGAGCAGAAGATGGATAAGGAACTAATTGATACCATCAAAGGAACTATCTATAAGATTTGGCAGACCAAACAGCGCATTGCTGATTTGAAAGCGGCACATCAAGTTGTGCCTGCTTACTTGCCGAGCTATCTAAAATGGCTGGATCAATCGCTGAACAAAATGCGCAGTGTGGCGGTGTATTACAAGGAATACTCCACCCTCGAAAACTTGCAGTTGCTCGGTGAGGAGTATATTCGACAGATGAAGCGCGACTTGACGCCTAAAACTTTCCAAACTTCTATTCTCTGCCAAAAGATTGGTATTTCGCATGATGGTTTTTACTCTTCTATGCAGGAGTGGCACAAGTATGATGCTTCGGATTTTGGCTACCTGGATAGTTTGGGATATGACCGAATCATCGAGGAGGCACAGCAGGAGCGGTATTCCATACGCTCGCTGAGTAACTTTTCCTCGCTTCACTCGTCTCTTGACTGCCGCACTGATGCGGACCTCGACCCGATAGCTCCGCTTTGTATTGGCATGGACTACAATGCCAATATCAACTGGATTGTGTGCGGTCAGCCTCGTGGCAACCGCCTTAATGTGCTCAAATCTTTTTACGTAAAATTTGAGCGCAAAATCCCTGCGCTCATTGCAGACTTCTGCACCTACTATGCGCCCCATGCCAATCACAGTGTCATCTATTACTATGATGCTACTGCTCTTGGCTCTAACTATGCCGTGAACGACCAAGATTTTCACTGGGTAGTCGTGCATGAGTTTGAACGCCACGGCTGGAGTGTGCAAGATGTGTATTTGGGCAACCCCATGCGCCATGATGAAAAGTACTTGCTCATCAATCAAGGTTTTTCAGGCAAGCAACGGCTCATGCCTTATTTCAATCGCCAGAACAATGATGACCTTATTCTTGCGGTGCAATCGGCTGGCGTGGAACGTGGAAGAAATGGCTACCGCAAGAATAAGTCCACAGAGAAAAATCCTGAATCGGAGGAGGACCTTTTGCAGCATCGTACCGATGGCACGGATGCTTTTGATACGCTGTATATTGGGTGCGAGAAGTTCCCGCAGCATGATTTTTATGGCGGTATTTCTTTGGGTGGGGTGAGATAAAAAACTCCCCAATTTGTTTCCTATATTATCTACTTTTCATAACTTTGCAACTATAAACAATCCATTATGGCTGAACCAAAATTCAAAATAGCTTTTGCCATTGATGCTCAGGAGTTTCTAAAATCAATTCCTGATAGTGCAAGAGAAAAAATCTATTATAATATACGTCGCGTATTATATGGCGAAATAAACAATGAGTTATTCAAAAAATTGGAAAACTCAGATGGTATATGGGAATTTCGAACGTTGTATCAAAAAATAGCGTATCGCTTATTTGCCTTTTGGGATACAGAATCCGATACGCTGATTGTTGCAACGCACGGCATTATAAAGAAAACTCAAAAAACTCCTTCAAAAGAAATAGCAAAAGCTGAAAAATTGAAGGAAATCTACTTTAATAACAAGAAACAAAAGAAAGGAAAGTAATATGGAAGATCTGAAGTTGAAATCATTTGATGAAATGCAAGATGAGTTCTTTGGCAAAATTGGTACGCCAAAGAGAGATGCTTTCGAAAAAAAAGTAGAGGAAGCATACCAGGAATACAAAATGGGGGAAGCGATTAAACAAGCACGAAAGGCTAATAATCTTACACAAGAACAACTTGGTGAAAAGATAGGTGTGCAGAAATCGCAAATTTCAAGATTAGAGCGTGGTCACGGTATAACATTTAGTACCATGGCTCGTATCTTCAAAGCTATGAATATTCCTGCTTTTTTAGATATGGGTGCAGCTGGTAAAGTTGCATTGTGGTAGAGTAATCCCTCTCTCCCAAGCCCACCCCTACATCATTTTAGGGCAGTCCATCATTTAGCCGCCGTGCGCATTGGCTCTCTTGCTGTGCGCATGGCGGCTTTTTCGTGTGCTTGGGTGTGGAGGAGTGGGAGAGGTGGACTACATGGTAGGGGTTAGATGTGGGGCGGTGGCAAGCGCCTTGCTTCGGCAATATCGTGACACAGCAGAAGCATTATCGGAGATGTTCTTGGTCGCCCCGTGCGCTTTGTCGGAAGGCAGAGCGCATAGCCTTGGACTTTTGCAGTATTCGCAGTATTGTCACCACTCATTGATACGAGCCAGATGTGGGTGGCTTTTGCTCAGATTTTACCACAGGTGATGAGGATAAGATGGTCGCTTTCTCTCATTTTCTTAGATTTTAAGTGTATGACGATGTGGATTTGAAGAGGTCGGTTTCGATGAGATATTTATCATGCTGTCAGCAGAGATTTTTGGCGATGGCAGCAGCTCCGGCATAGCTTGCTCCGACAAACATATCCGGCATGCCTTCTTCGGGTTTATCACCACCTGACAGATGTTGTGGGGTCGTCTCCTCTGCTACGATTTCCACTCCATTGACGCACTCGGAATGGGCAGTGTGTGTCATATTTATACTATCGTCCATTTTTTACAAGGGGCAGCAAGGTGCTCCC